AACTTTCATCGATGTTTGGAATAATATGATCGGCGGTAAGCGTATTACTGGTAACGATATTCGTCATGTTGTGCCACGTTTTAACTGGACAAACAATACTGTTTATTTCGCATATAATCATATGGCAGACTCTAAAGATTATAAAAATGCTAATACAGCATTTTATGTGCTAACCGACGAGTTCAATGTCTATAAATGCATTAGTAATAACTATGGTAATGCCTCCACGTCTAAACCGACATCCACTAATCCAGTAGGACAGTTTCAAACACAAGACAAATATATCTGGAAATACATGTTTTCGGTTTCAACAGAAGATCAGGAGAGATTTCTAACTGATTCTTTTATACCTGTGAAAACTCTCCTATCAGATGATAACACGCTCCAATATCAGGTCCAAGATAACGCTGTAAACGGTTCAATTAATGATATTGTTCTATTAAATCGTGGTGCAGGTTACACTGGAAATAATATCACAGTAAATATTACCGGCGATGGTCTATTCGCTAATGCTAGAGCGGTCAGAAATATCACAACTTTTCAGATTGATAGTATTATTGTGGACAGCAAGGGATCGGGCTACACATTTGCTAACGTCAGAATAACATCTGTCACCGGTGCAGGTGCAAATGCTAGAGCGATTATCAGTCCACCGGGTGGTCATGGATCCGATCCACTGTATGAACTAGGTGGATCATATTTAATGATTGATACAAAAATTAATAATAGAGAAGGTGGCGTTCTAACGGTTGAAAACGATTATAGACAAATTGCAATTATAGAAGAACCATTGATTAAAGATGAATCGAGAACAATTTCCAATACAGCGGTATCACAGTTGACGGTATTGACGATGGCAGAATCTTCCTCAACTTCTAATTTTCAAGAAGATGAATGGGTTTATCAAGGACCTAGTCTGGCTAATGCCACATTTAGAGGAATTGTTACTGAATGGGACTTCTCAAACTCTAAATTAAAACTAACAAATGTTCTGGGCACACCAACGGGTGACATTATCACTGGTAATACCACGACAACATCAAGATATGTTAGTTCGGTTCAATTACCTGATATGGAAGCATATACTGGAAAACTTTTATATATAGATCATATAGTTCCTATCGAGCGTTCAATCGACCAGAACGAAGATTTCAAAATTCTACTAAGTTTCTAAGGGAAAGAATAGAAAATGGCAAATACTGCTAATGTTACGGCGCTAACTACAGACTTCAATGTAACACCATATTACGATGATTATGATGCTACAAAGGGTTTTTATCGCATTCTATTTAAGCCTGGTTATGCGGTACAGGCCAGAGAACTAACACAAATCCAGACAACTCTCCAAGAGCAGATTCAGCGATTTGGTCGTAACATTTTCAAGGACGGCACAATCGTCATTCCTGGTGCTTTCTACCTAGAAACTAATGCAGGTCTAACCGCTGGTCGTGCGGCTCGTTACGTAAAAGTTTTGGACACAGACGCTACTGGTAATACAGTTAGCATGGCTGCTTGGGAAAACTTTATCTACCAGGGCAAACAGGCAGGCAATACCAGAGTAGAGCTTCGTGGTTCAACAACCAACATCACCGCACAACTTGTCCAGACACTAGATGGTGTTCAATCTTTACAGAATACCAAGACAATTTATGTTGCTTATACCTCAGCATCTACCTCTAATGCCACACAAAAGGTATTCCAGGCAGGCGAAACACTAACAGCAAACATTGGCAATACTCCATACACCCTAGTTGTTCACAACACCGATCCTGCTCCTACTGGATTTGGTTGCCGCTTTGCTATCTCTGCTGGTGTTCTCTTTGCGAAAAATCACTTTATTGCTTTCCCGGATTCATCTATTATCGTTAGCAGATATGATGCCAATCCAACAGCAAGAGTCGGGTTTTACATTACAGAAGAAATTGTCAATGCATCCGCAGATTCTTCGCTACTTGATCCAGCACAGGAAGCATCTAACTTCTCTGCTCCAGGTGCTGATCGTCTAAAGCTAAATCCAGAACTAGCTGTCGTAGGTGCTAACGATGCCGTCGATGTTCAGAACTTTGTATCACTATTCACACTAGAGAATGGTGTCGCCACATCGTTTCTAGCTAACACACAGTATTCTTATATCAATGATGCCATGGCTCGTAGAACGCATGACAACTCTGGTGATTATGTTATCAATGGCATGGAAGTTCAAATCAAAGAGCATGATGACACCGGTTCAAACTTCGGTCGTTACGCTAACGGAAATAACTCACTTCTTTATGCTGGTGTTTCTCCAGGAACAGGTTACTGTGAGGGATATCAGGTTGGTTCACTAGCAACTGTAGACCTTTCTGTTGAAAAAGGACTAACAACATCCAACGTCAACGCACAGCTAGTTGGCTTCACACCAGGGTCTTATGTAACAGTTGATGAGTTTGTTGGTGGTTGGGAGCTAAACAAAGGCAATTCTATCGACCTTTACAATACCGCACAGAATCGAATTTCTGAAAAGAAGTGGTCTATTGCTTCACAAACAGGAAGCAAGATCGGTTCTGCTACACTACTTTCTTATGAGTATGTTACAGGAACACCAGGATATGACGCCAGATATAATGTTTATCTGTCTGATATCAAGATGCTTGGGTCGAACGTATTCTCAAACGTAAGAAGTTTCTATGCTGCCGCTTCCGGTGTAAATCCTGCACCAGGCGCTGACGCCGTTCTGGACGTCGCTAACAATGCCATTCTACAAAGAATTCCAGAGTCGCCACTTCTATTCTATACAGGTTCAGATTATACCAAGACTGTAAGAAGTGTTAGTGATGTTTCATCGACCGATACCAATTATCAATACAGCAAGACAGACGGCGTTGCTTCTTCTGTTCAGGTGTCAAGTAATGGTATCTTTACTCTAACACTATCACCTGGTGTTGAGACATTTATTCCTGGAACATATAGCGGATCGTCAGCAAGTAATTACTATCTGACATTCAACCAGACAACTGCTGGTGCGAATGTTATCGCTATTTCTATGACTGGTCTAACATCAAGCAATACCGGAAGAACACTAGTAGGACTTGGAACCAGATTTACTCGTCTAAATGTTGGTGATAAGATTCAGATTTCTGGTAATACNAACATCTATTATGTAACTGGCATCTCAGGCGATACAAGTCTAACTGTAGACGCTAATCTTCCTGCGGCGCTAACAGGTAATACTCTCTCGAAAGTTTATAGATCCGGTGATATGATCAACATGGCCGGCGTTGGTAACGACGATGGAAGACAAAGAATTGTAACTGCGACATCAACATCTCTCCAGTTCAATCTTAGAGAGTCATTTCCAGCTACATTCTATGTGACAGCAACTTATCCTATTGCTAGATCAACAGCACTAGAAATCAAGAAGACACTAAGAACCAGAAGATATGTCAAGATTAGACCCGAAACTAATACAGCTGGACTTCGTGGTCCGTTCGATTTAGGTTTCTCTGATGTGTATCGAATCCGTTCGATTAGATCACAAGCGGGATCTTATCCTGCATCAAATACTGCTGGTTCTAATGTTGTTTCTTCGTTCGTATTCAATAATGGACAGAAGGACACACTATACGATCATGCAACAATCAAGCCAAAAGTAACTCTGGCTAATAACACATATCTACTGGTAGAACTAGATTACTTCTCTCCTGACTTTACAGTTGGTTCGGGTTATTTCTCAATTGACTCTTATCCAATTCAGGATAACGATGCTCTATTCAATCCAGAACAAAACATTAGAACAGAAAATGTTCCTGTTTATAAGTCACCAACAACAGGTAAGACATTTGATTTAAGAAATCATCTTGACTTTAGACCTGTTAAGGTTAATAGTTCTGCCGACGCTACCACACCAGCGGCGGCGACTGCTAATCCAACGGCATCGACAACCTATCAGGCATCTGGTGGTGGTCTAAAGTTTCCCGTGCCTTCATCGGTTGTAACTTTCGACTATTACTACTATCTTGGTAGAACCGATCTTATCGTGGTTAACAAGGACAACAAGTTTCAAGTAATCAAGGGTGTTCCTGGTCTAAATCCAAAGACACCAGAATTGCTACCTGGAACAATGGCTCTTGCTTCATTGACAGTTGTCCCATATCCATCTCTATCACCTGCATACGCTATTGCTCTTGGTAGAGAAGACTTGGCTTGTTCGTCAAGAAGACTTTCAAACATTCGCTTCACGATGAGAGACATTGGTGTTCTCAAGGAGCGCATTGTAAATCTAGAATACTACACATCTCTATCTGTTCTAGAAAGAGCAGCCACACAGATGAAGATTCTAGATGAAAACGGTCTAGATCGATTCAAGAATGGTATCTTTACAGATAACTTTAGAGACAGTTCACTATCTGCGACATACGATCCAGAACAGAGAATTACTTTCGATCCTGAAGAGAAGTCAATTCGTTCATTGTATAAGATGGAAACAATTGCTTATGACTATCAGGGCGGTACCAACGTCAAGCTAAACAATCCAGTTATTACTCTAAACTACACCGAAGTTCTACACTACGCACAAGAAAGAGTAACAACCGATATCAATGTTGAGCGTCAGTCTTGGCTATTCCTAGGAAATGTCAATCTATATCCAGATCAGGATATTTGGATTGACACAACCATTATGCCTGACGAACAGCTATCTAACAAGTCAACATCAATCGTTGTCTATGGTACCCAGGGTGCTAATGTTAGATACTCTACCGAACAGTATGGTATGGAAGTTGTCGTTCTATCTTCTAACAATGAAGTAAGACAAGCAAATACAAACTTCGGCACCTTCAAGGCTAATGCAACCGTAGGTGTAGTTGATACACTAGTCAACACCACATGGAACGCATGGAAGAGATGGGTTACAGGATATAAGGTCTATAGAGGAAGTGGTGCTGGTAAAACACTCGTAGGCACATATTCAACTTATGACTCTGCCCGTGCGGCAGCAAACGCTAACAATCCAATTGGCGGATCAGGTGTAACGATTGAAACCGTTTATAACAATCAGAGAACTGGTACACAGTATTGGGAGACAAATAGCGCAGACGTAGTTGAGAGCGGCTATAAGATTGTTGATATTCAGTCTTATCCATACATTCGTCAGCAAATGATTACAGTTCGCTGCACCGGCATGAAGCCATTCACCCAAATGTGGCCATACTTTGATAGTGTGCCAATGGCTAACAATGCTCGACCAGTTACTGCTAATCAGTTTGGTTGGATCATTGCTAATCAACCAGGTCTACCATCAAATACGGTTATTGATCTAACAAGAGGCACTTCATCTGCTAATAACATAACAACTCCGGCTTTTCCTTCTAATCTTGAAAACTGGATTCCACTAGGTTCTACACTAGTTACCGACAAGGATGGCGTTCTAACATTCCAGATGCAGATTCCACGTGGTCAGTTTAGAGTTGGTCAGCGTCCAGTTCTAGTTATTGACAGTAGAACACCTGTTGATCCTAACGCCGTTAGAAACAGAACAGAAGTTCCTGCTGATATCTCAACAGGAGGTCAGGCACTATTCACAGCATCTGGTACAGCCGTATCTAAGCAGCGTTCGATTCTATCAACTAAGACTGTCTCTTATCATACAGAGGCAATTAGACAGGACACATCATCATCCGAGTGGGAGTCAATTGCTGCTCCACCTCCACCACCACCTGCGTCTCACTCTTGTACCGCATACTCTTTCTTGGCAAGAGCGCCTAAGGGAGAAGAAGGTATTTTCTTGACAAGCGTTGATATCTTCGTGTCAAGAATTGGTAGACAGGGATTCTGGTGTGAAATCCGTGAAATGGATGCTGGTCAACAGATTACAAGAAACACTGTTCCTTATTCGGAAGTGTTCTTCAATAATCCTGCAACTGTTCCAATTTCGCCAAATGGTAGAACAAATCCATGTAAGGTTGTCTTCCCTGCACCTGTATTCTTGTATAACGATACACAGTATGCATTTATCATCCATCCGCTAAACGCTAATCCAGATGTTTATGTTTGGATTTCAAGACTCGGCCAGACAGATATCAATGGTCTTGGACCAGTTGTTGATCGTCGTGGTACAGGCACATTCTATCAGACAAACAACAATACAAACTGGGATATTATTCCAGACGTTGACCTTGCTGTCAAGTTCTATCGTGCCGACTTCGTTAAGGATGTTGATGGTATTGCATATCTTGGCAATAGATCGATGGATAAACTATTCGTCAAGAATGAGAGTATCAACTTCATTGATAACTACGGTGAGCCATTCATCTCCGGTGATAAGCTAACACTATCAGGAGCCAATGGTTCGATTGCTGTAGGTGATATTATCAATGGTCGCACATCATTCCAGAATAGCACCGTCGTAAGCGTTGCTGGTGGTCTAATACATTGTTCCAATACTGGATACTTCGATGGCGAAGTTATCAATGTTCTCCATGCCGCTAACTCACTCTATAAGGGTGTTTCAGCAACCATTAGTGACAAGTATAATGCCTATGGAACACTAAGCTATTATGTAGATGGTCCTGACACCTCTCTTGTTCATCTAACTGGTTCAGGTGGCGGATTCGTCAATGGCGATTATGTTATTGCTGCGACCGATTGGAGCAAGCGTGGTAGACTCGAAAGAGTAGAGTCCATCTCTAACTTTAGATATTCTACCATGTCATTTGAGCCATCATTCCTAAGTTTTGAGCTAACCGATATCAACTTCAAGGTTAGACCAACAAATGTAGATGGAACATTTGGATCATTCATTGATGTTGATCCATCCGAGACATATTACTTCAAGACCGAACAGGGACTATTCTCTAAATCACTAGAGATTTCTCAACTAAGCAACCAACGCTCTATGAATGTTCAGGTCAACATGAGAACAGCATCTAATTCCGTTTCTCCAGTAATTGATGTGTCCAGAACCCACTGTGTTCTTATCGATAACATCATCAATAACGATACTGCCGGTGAAACACTACCGACACATGGTCTACTTCTAAACAAGTATATCTCAAAGGTTGTTACACTAGCAGAAGGACAAGATGCAGAAGACATGCAGGTTATGCTAACTGCATATCGTCCACCAGGAACAGACGTAAAGGTTTGGCTAAAGGTTCTAAACGCCGAAGATGATACACCAGTTGCTGAAAGACCATGGGTCGAACTTTATAAGCGTTCACCAGGTGATGTAAGATATTCATCAATCGATAATCTTGATGACTTTATTGAATACACTTATCTTGTTCCATTATCAACTGTTGATAGATTGACACTTAATAGCACCAAGCTTGGTGCCAACGCCAATCAGACATCTATTATTCCTGGCAATAGACTTGATGGACTAACATCTGGATTCTATTCTATTGTCAATAGTGTAGAGGGTAGCGGTAACGGCGCCATCTATGTAATGAGCGCATCTGGCTTCGCTGCTGGCGAGTCCGCTAATGTTGTCAATACAGCAACAGGAAATGTTGTCGGTAACACAGTTATCACAACTCTAGGACGTCCTGCCGCTCTAATCGGTGGAACATCAAATGTTATTTCTTATACAACAGATAATGGTGTAACTTATCAGTCATATAAGTATTTCGCTATCAAGGTTGGTCTACTAAACGACGGAGAAAATACAGCCGTCGTACCAAGAGTTGGAGATTTGAGAGCAATCGCCCTACAGAAATAAGGAGTGAATATGACTTTTAGTTTTGATGCTAGTGAACTCGGTATTACAGAAGTAAAGATTGTTGATTTTGGAGATGGGCAGAAAGTACCTGCCCATCAACATCAAAAAGGCGGTGGATGGGTAGCAGAAACCGCACATGTTGATGAAGATTGTTACGTAGGTCCATATGCTATTGTTTATGGCGAGGCCAAAGTAACTGGCAATGCTATCATAAACGACCATGCCAAAGTTTATGGAAATGCTAGGGTGTATGGAAATGCCAGAGTTTACGGTGATGCCCAGGTATTTGACACGGCTCAAGTCTATAATAAT